AAGAAATTGGATCGAAAACTATTTCGTACAATGTGCGGCATATGGATGTATGTTGTATGAAATGACTGGTATTCCGGTCAAAAAATTTGTAATCATCATGGCTTGTGAAAATGGAGAATGCGTCGTCTACGAAGAAAGAGACAAATCAAAGTACATCAAACTTCTTACCGAATATATTAGAAAGTTTGTTACAGATAAATTGGAACTCTATGGAACCGAATAAAGAACTGGAGAAGGCAATTCAAAGTAAATTTTTAACACCTTCTAAGTTTGCCTTAGAAGTTGAAAAGATTGTTGCCGAAGAAAAAATTAACTACATTGATGCGATTGTGCATTATTGTGAAGTCAATGAACTTGATGTAGAATCAATTACAAAACTTGTATCGAAACCACTGAAGGAAAAACTGAAGTGGGATGCTACGAGACTTAATTTTATGAAAGCAACTTCGAAAGCAAAACTGCCTTTATGAAAGTGTCTCCATTTGATACCTACCAACATTATTTGTCACTCAAAAATCATTTTACAAATCCAAAATACGACTTCTTCCGATATGGTGCGAAGACCCGTGCAAGTGTATCTTCATTCAATAAAAGAAGAGATAAGTATTGGTTCGAGAAAACTAGTCGTAAATATAATGATGAAGAAGTCGTAAAATTTCTTGTATCTAATTTCGCATACGCCGACAACCCACAAAACTTATGGATTGGAGAAATTATCAGTTCTGGAGAAAGAACCTACCAAGATTGGACAAAGAGACAACAGAGTTTGACTTACTTGTTCAAAGAACAAAGCAACGAATTACTCTCGAACAACGAATTCGAAAATCTATTCAGTTGTTCGAAAGGTCATCCAACAATCTTAAAAAGATTTCTTGGTGGAGACATAAGTCTTGAAACTTTTGTAATCTATGATAGAATATTCTCATTTAGAAAAAAGTTTGATAAGAAACTGAAAGATCCTGTATGGGAAACCGTAAGTTTAAAACTCCAAAAATATTCTCCCTTTCTTCAAATAGATATCTTTAAATTTAAAAAAATTCTTAGAGATATTGTTGAATAATTGCGGGCAGCAAAGTTGGGTAGGGGTATTTGACTTGTGTAAGTCCCGCATAAATAGTATTACCCCTACTAAAAGAATATGTTAGATGTATCAGGCATTAACTTTGCTCTCAATATTGATGGCCCAAACTTTATAGAAGATTTTTCAGAAGAAGAATTGAATATTGGTAACTGGGGAATATCCGGTTGGAATCACACAGAGGAAGCAAAGAAAGCAATCGGAGATAAAAATAGAAAATATCACACTGAGGAAGAGAGATTAAATGCTCTTGATGAGAGTAGGAGAAACATGAGAAACTCCTCTAAGTATAAAGAACGAATTGCTAAATGGAGAGAGGAAAATAAAGAAAAACTTAAAAGAAAACAATTTTTGCGTGATGAGAAATGTAGGGAAAAAAGGAGAGAATATTCGAAAGAATATTATAGAAAAAATAAATCTGTTTTATTAGAAAAAGCAAAAGAAAAATATGCTAAAATACATAAATAAAATGTGTGAAGATTTTGCGGGACCTTGTAGATGAGTGACTTTTTTGATTCTGAAATCATTCAGGAAGAACTGAGTGAAATTAATGAAATGCAAGAAAAAATCTACGAGAGTTTTATTACTTTCGGTAGAATGTCCCGTGAACAAAAACTTGAGCACGTTGAAATACTTACAACCTTGCTTGAAAAACAGCAAGTGATGTATACAAGATTATCTCTTTCTGATGACCCAAAGGCCATCGAGATGAAAGATAATCTACGCAAATCAGTTGCAATGATGGGTTTCCCACCAGAGACTGATATGTTGACTTTATTCAGTAGTATGAATGCTACAATTAAATCTCTCAAAGACTATATTGACGATTGAGAGAATTTTTGCTATACTATCCGAGTAAATCCAAAACATCCAAATTAATCCAAGGTAATCTAAATGTCTTTTGCTGATCTTAAGAAGCAATCCAAACTGGGTTCTTTGACACAAAAACTGGTCAAGGAAGTCGAAAAAATGAATAATGCAGGTAGTTCAGGTGATGAACGTCTGTGGAAACTAGAATGTGATAAAGGCGGCAATGGTTATGCCGTTATTCGTTTCCTTCCTGCTCCTGAAGGTGAAGACCTTCCATTCGTCAAACTCTATTCCCATGCCTTCCAAGGTCCTGGTGGATGGTATATTGAGAACTCTCTGACGACATTGGGTCAGAAAGACCCAATGTCAGAATACAACACGATGCTGTGGAACAACGGCACCGATTCTGGTAAAGATCAAGCACGTAAGCAGAAACGTAAACTGACTTATGTCGCAAACATCTATGTTGTAAAAGATCCTGCTAATCCTTCCAATGAAGGTCAGGTAATGCTTTACAAATTCGGTAAGAAAATCTTTGATAAGATTACTGCCGCAATGCAACCTGAGTTTGAGGACGAGGAAGCAATTGATCCGTTTGACTTCTGGCAGGGTGCTAATTTCAAACTGAAAGCAAAGAACGTTGCCGGTTATCGTAACTATGATTCTTCGGAGTTTGCCCGTCAGGATGCACTTCTGGAAGATGATGAAGCAATGGAAGCAATCTGGAAGAAAGAGTATTCTCTCGAAGAGTTTGTTGCTCCCGATCAATTCAAGTCCTATGATGAATTGAAGAAGCGTCTTGATTATGTTCTCGGCATTAAAGGAACGACTAAGTTCCAAGACCAAGAATCTGTTCAGGAAGAAGAAGAGTTCCGTCAGCAGAATCGTGGAGAATCAGCACCTTCAGTTCCTCAGTCAATGAAAGAAGAACTGACTGACCTTTCTTCTACCAAGACTGATGACGATGACGATACACTTTCATACTTTGCCGCACTCGCAGCAGATTGAGTCAGTATGAGGTTGTGACTTTGGTATTCTCAGTTTTAATCAGTGATTCATTCACATACTCTGAGGATAAACCATAAGTCATAATCTCTCTCATATCATTTAAAAACTGTTGTAAATATCCTCGTTTTAGTAAATAAATCGAGGATTTTTTATTGTTCTTAATTGTTTCATATTCCCAGTTTGATACTCCTCTTACAGGATTGGGTATAATCACTCTTTCAACATTCTCATCAAAAGATGATGTTGAATCATTAGTATAATAAATTCCATTATCATAATAGGATATAGAAAAATCTTCATCAACAATTTTTTCTGCCGGAAGAATTAATCTATCATTCGAATCTTTGATTTCTTTTGTTTCATAGTAACGAACTTCATTTAATTCTAAAATATCATATTTTTGTTCGACATACTGATATAATCGATAGTTTGATAATGGCCATTCATCCCTAACATTAATGATACCAGCAGTCATTAGAACGACCCAATCAAGTTCAGCATCACCATAAAATTCTTCTGCCACGGTGTCGGGTCTGGCACCATCTACGATCTCATACTTATTGAAGAGTGTAAAAACATTTTGTAAGTCATCACGCAACTTATTTCTTCTGAATAAGTTTTTGACCTTTAAGTATTCTTTTGATGAAATTGCATCGGATAGAAAAGATTGATATTCTACATCCGGTAGTTCTCTGAAGTATCCCATTTTAGTATCCTACTCCTCTTGATCTAAATGCTTGATTTGGGTTTGCTAGTGGTCCAGCACCTCCTTTTACATCATAATCAATATCATAAATTGGTTCGAGTTCTTTGAAACTTAGGTTCATAATTAAGGATATGGGTGTTCCGTCTCCATAAGTAGCATAAGTTCCTTCTCCTGTGTAATTTACCGACATATTCTCAAGAAAACACTGTTTAAATTTATGAAGGAATGTATGTTCTTGACTTCCTTGCATGTATTTGATTTCAAAAACATCGGGTGTCTTTAGCAATAAATTTTTACTTCCACCAGATGTTACAGTTTTTGGTGCCATAGATCTTTTGAAAGTGTTTATAATATCTCTCACTGCTATTGATTCATCTTGACTTCTTGGTGTCATTTTGAAGGAAAATCTAAAAGATCTTAGAGTTGGACCATTAAATAGAAGTTCCATATTTGGATTGAAAATATTTCCTTCTTGTCTGGCTTGTAATTGATCTAATGAAACATTGCCACCAAAAACACTTGCTGCTTGTGCCGCTAATTGTTTTGTAATTAAATCTTGTGCTGTTCCTAAATCTAAACCAGATTGTTCTATTCTTCCTCCCAATTTACCTTTGAGTATGTTCAAGTCTCCATTCGGACCAAAAGCCTTAGGAATTTCTTTCATTATGTCCCCAGATCCACCAGCAATGGCAGCAGTGAGAGCATTCATACTTGAGTCACTATAACTAACCGCATTTCCATCCTGAATATTTGGTGGAATTGGTAAAATTATACTATGTAATATATTTTTTCCATTTACCCTTCTAGATCCAGGACTTGAAACAAGACTTTCATTATTATTATTTTTAGCAACTGGTTTATATTCAACTATATCTATTTTCAAGTAATCAGTTGTATTGTGTATCTCTTCATTGACAGGATATCTTAAATTTCTTGATGGAATATTTGATTTTGTTGGTCTTGGTGGAAGAGTGGCTGGTTGTTCAATAACTGGTGCATTTCCTGGATTTGGACCCGAACCAGGTAATGCAGGACTGAGTTGAGTTTTTCCATCTCCACCACTTTTAACTAAAGCAGAAGCACTAGCTCCATGGAGCACCTGCAGTGCTCTATTTTCTCCAGCATCTTCTCTGAAAGATGCCATTTTGGGTTTTTGAGCATCTACTTTTTTTCCTCTATTTTTTGCACCACTACCTCTTTTGTTGCCCATATTGACAATTTTTTAACTATTTAGAACGAACTTTTGCAAAACCGAGTTCTATAACATCATTCATTTCTTCTGGATAGACTTCATAGAGCCCACCAACGATTTGATTATAATCATATTGTCTTCTGTCACTCCAGTGAAAGTTAATTCCGCGGAACCCCCAGGAGAATACATCTGTCACTGCTACGAGAGGATATTCATCGTATTGTATTCCTGGTGTCTTTGCAGTATAAAAGAAGGTATAATAGTTACCTGCCGTGGGAATCTTAGAACCTTCAGATAAAACTCCTATCAAGTTCTCCATAATATCATCGGCAGTTTCCACTCCGATAAGATCGTTAATCACACCACGCACACGATTCTCATTATCATCTGTTGGGTACGAGAATG